TCAACATTATTGTCAAAACCAACCTGGCCAGGAATGACCATGGCACCATCTTTGAAAAAGTGAGTACCTAAACTTTCTACCTGGTTTTGCAGAATAGACTGCATGGTAGTAAGTTCTCTAGCCTGAATAGGAAATCCAGGTCTAAATAAAACCTTATAGAAGTTCTTAAACTTATCAAAATCGTCATAATAAGGACTGACGTTCAGATTGGTATTTTGTGGCATTGTCTCTTACTACCCTATTAGAATTCGATTACAATTTTGATATCTTCGATCTGATCGTTTGCACGGGTGATCGCCTTTCTATTATCTATATAGATAACTTGTCCAGAGTTCTTTTCGATCTCTGGATACGCATAACCAGAGGTAAATTTCATACCTAAATCATACTCTGTGTTATTGATTGTTCTGGTTGAAGTTCCAGGAACTGATGGGAAGTTTACATCTGGTTCGCCAGAAGATCCAGACGATGAACCAGTAATTACATTACTACCTGCAAATTCATTTAAGTTACCAGTAATTTCTGGATAAATACCATCAATTTTATTCTGATAATACTTAAGAACTTTAGTGGTTGAGTTCCATGAAATAACTCTACCTCTAGAGGTAACCGTGCCACCCCCAACAATTCTAGTTTGTGAAATAATTTCGTCTACGAAAAATGTTCCTTGGAAAGTTGGTGGAAAGATAACAGCTCTTGTGGCACTAAGAGTTAAATCTGAAGTTAATTCAGCAGTGTTATACTTATAAGGATTTATTAAAAGACCAATTCTGCGATAGTCATTATCAGTTGGGAAGTCACCAGATCCCTCAGAATACTGAAGTTTAGCATTAACCATTACTCGGTATCCACCAAGTTCGAAAACTGGGTCATAACCATGACCACCTTGAGGAGGAATGATTACATCAATTGTTCCACCAGTTCCAGTACCAATACCATTAATTGAATCGACAACGATTTTTCCAAATGTATATCCAGTTCCACCAGAAGTTACAGTGGCATTAACAATTTTACCACCATCAACAACGATTGAAACTCTTCCTCCAAGACCGTTTCCATTAATGGGAACATTATCATAAGTGCCATTATTATATCCAGTTCCAGAAGCTTGAATTACTACGGTATCAATTTCGCCATCAGAAGCATTTGAACGAATTGCAGAATCGGTAAGTACTGGAATATACTCAGATGAGAAAAATTTTAAAACCTGAGCAACAGGAATTGTATACATATACTTCCATCTATACCCATCAGAAGTAGTGATGATAGATGTTGAAGTTCCTGTTGGTTCAATTGTAGAAGGTTTTCCATTTGGGTCAGATGGTGAAGTGCCATTATAAATGCACTTATAAACCTGGTAAGATGAATTTACAACATAATAATCGGAATCATATAGACGAGTTGAACCAGATGCTGCAGTTTTAGTTGGTGAATAGTCATGGCGATACATGTCATAAATGTATCCTAATCCACCAGTAGTTTTTTCTGGTGGAATCCATTCAATTCTACGAATTACTTGAATTGTATCATTCGCCAAAACTCTTTTTAGCGAGATCATATCATCATATAAATCGCTATATTCGGCAAAACTATCAATAGCTTGAGGTGGATTATTTTCATCTTCCCACTCTTGAGGTCTACCAATAAAGACATACAATCTATCTCTATCAGTACCTGCAGCTAAGTCTGTTGCCTCTGGATCTGGTCCTTCCAAAGATTTGATAAACTTTGCTGCTGCATAAATCCTAAATTGATCCGTTAGCAATGCAGACATGTATTTTACCCAAATAAAATTTACTTACCTACTATATTTAGTCTTTATCATTACGTACTGTTGTCAAATACTCAAGTGACTTAATCTTCCAAGAAGCACCATTATCTCCGAGTAAACGTTCACCACCCAAAATTGCTTCTGCAACCGCACCAGTTCCATCTCCTGTGATAGTTACAGTTGGTTTTGAAGTATATCCATAACCACCATCATTTACGATAATTGATGTAACTTGGTCTGCAGTAATTGATGCTGTCGCTGTAGCTTGAAATACTCCTGTATCTGCAATAGTAATTGAAGGATTGGTAGTATATGAAGAACCGACCTCATTGATCCTAACTTCCACAACAGTTGAATTTGAAGAAAATTCATACAAAATACCATCTTCAATAGTTCCTGTATCAAAAGGAACAACGTTCTTTAAAACTAGTTGTTTCGTAGCAGAATTCCAAGAATCTACAGTAGCTTGAACTCCTGAATTATTTCCAGTGACAATCTCACCAACAACAAAATCAGTTCCATTATAAAAACTTGGATTTGATGTATCCAGTTCTACAAGAATTTTTGCATAATGTTCAATACCTTCATCCAATCCACCAGCAACCGTAATTTGTGCTGTCTTAAAAGGTAATGAAGAATCTTTTATTTGATCACCAGTTTCAAGTAAGGTTGTATTTTGTCCACCTTGAGTTTCTTCAATACCATATAAAGTTTCTGGTTGACCAGCATCCAAACTTGTTTGATTTTCGTATGCAGTTCCTGTATTGATTGTATCTGGTAATCCATTACCTTCACCATCAAACTCAGCAATATCTTGAAATGAAAATCCTATCATTGTAGATGGTGTTTCAGTCAACATGTAAATAATACCAAATTCATCATCAATTAGAACATGTGGTAAGAATGAATTTTGAGCAGAATCAGCTACTCCACCATCAAATACTATATTAGTTTTTTCTCCAGGAGATCCAGCATCAATAAAAGCAAGTTCATCTACTCTAAAAACAATAAACAACTCTTTAGTAAGTGGATTCCAATCATATACGATTGCAATTTTACTATTGGCAGATTCTTGTAATCTTAAAATTCGATCACCAATTTCAAATTTATATGTTGATAAACCAGTCTCTTCATCATCATTTAAAGAATCTAATACTACTCTCTGATCATATCTAAAATTTAATCCCCTAGTACATCCAGTTAAACGATTGGAATCTTTTCCTGTATATCGAATTAATTCTTTTTCTAATAAAATTATTCCACTTCCAGGTAAAGGAGCAGTAGTATTTAAATAAATTGAAGTATCATCTCTATCGACATCTTTTGTCAATCCGACAAAATTATACAGTTCTAAATTAAATGCTTGTCTATTTCTAGATTTTCTTTTTAATTTTACATTTCTAGCAAATACAACTTTGGGTGAAGTTAAATATCCTTTTCCCTGATCAATAACTTCAATATCAATAATTTCACCTTGTTCTACTACTGCTTTAGCTTTGGCACCTTGTCCTCCGCCACCAACCAACAAGACATAAGGTTCCTTTAAATAGAATTGACCTGGATTGCTAATCGATACATCCAAATCAACAATACCAGTAGTATCAATATCAGAAACTCCAGTAGCACCATCTCCACCTCCTCCAGTAATACTTAAGAATGGAGCAGTTTCGTAATTCCTACCAGGATTTAATAATACCAAACCAGTAACACCACCTGAAGTTGCTGCAACTACGGCCCCACCACCTTCACCACCCAATACTTGTGCAGATACTGGATAAAATTGATTATCTCCAGGTTGAGTAACTTTAATATATTCAATTTCACCATTCTCCTTTAAAACAACATCCGCTAAAGGTTGTGTAGGTAAAACATCTTCTGATGTACCCTGTGGAACTTGTGGGGTTAAAACTACTCGTAATGGATCGTAACCTTCACCTGGGTCTAAAATTCTTACTGCAGCAATTTTTCCATTTTTGATAACTGGTCTTAAAACAGCATCTCTAACTGGATTTCCGCAATTACCGATACTAAGTTTTGGTGGGGAAGACGATGAATAACCAGATCCACCATTTTCAACAATAATACTATCTACTCCTAAAGTTATAGGATTGAAAATAGGTTTAATAATAGCTCCGCTACCAGGTACTAATGCCATTTATCTTTTCCCCCTTACTCTTGGATATGCACAACCAGAGGTAGGTCTTCTCTGATGATTGTATTTTGGTGTAGTGCAACCAGTTAATTGCCTTTCCTTAGGAACAAATAAGAATCTATTATGATCATCAGGACTCAGTGATGTATATGGACTTTGAGTTGGTTTTTTAGATCCCGCATTTACCCAATCACTATTAGGTTCTTGAAGTTTTAAATCATCTAGTGTTCTTGCTTTCTGCTCTAAGTATATTCTCGCTTGAGATTGAGTTAGTCCTTGTTCCTGTTCCATTAAACATGCTAGAACTCCACAGACTTGAGGACTAGCCATGCTGGTTCCAGATATACATCCCAATTTATAAGTAGATGATCTTGGATCATCTCTAAGAGTTATTCCAAATTCTGAAGCAGCAGAAGTATTGTAAACAGCAGAAATTATATTTGAACCTGGAGCCCAAGTATCAACTCTAGATCCCCAATTACTAAAATTTGATTTTTGTTCAACATGATTAGTACCTATAGATCCAACACAAATAACATTATCGGCAGCTGATGGAGATGATCCTCTACTATGATATAATGTACTTCCAGAAACTACTATAGAATTATTATAATCTGCATTAGATGATGTAGTACAATTCCAATATGAATTTCCTGCCGATCCAACAACAATGACTCCCTCATTTATCGCATCTTGAATATCAGCATCTAAAGCAGATACTCTAGCTGGTGTTCTATAGAGAA